TTGGTCTGTTGACACAACGCGTGGAAATAGACTTGCTTTTTGCGAACGACCAGACTCTTGCGGTGGCTTATTCATTGATTTATGCAGTCATCCCGATACAGGTAGATGTGAGTGACGAGACGTTCATGTACATGGCGCGCTTGTGTCTGGGTGTTTTCGAGCTGGATGAAGAAGAAAACATGCTGGTGAAGAGCCCACTAGAATTAGACAGAGAAAAACAGCTCAAGCTTTTCCAGCTTAAGAAACATCCAAGTGCTGATAACAGAACAAACGTGTACTTTACCGAAGTCTTTGAGTCGGTGAAACACATGTCCCCTTGCTTTGCTGACTTGTTGCGCCGTGATAGCGGTCTGGTAAAGGGATTCTATAACGATCAGGCCTCCGCGTGGGTCATGCTCGCCTACTGTCTCTATTCCCAAGGTGTCAAGGACGCATGTGTAGTTGCTGCTATGGCAATTAGGCATCCTGAGCGTGCAAAGTGCCTCACGACCGCGATTAAGGGTCTGGGTGTCCAGTACAGGGCCCTCCCATCAATGCTGACTGAAATGGAGGTGCTCCAGGGTCGCGGCACTGGGATCATCGATCTCAAGAAGACAATGACGGAAAGGATATCACCAGGTGTTGCGACATTGCACGTAAATGAACAGCAACTTCGTGAGCAAGTCGCGAGACTCCTAGACGAGGAGATGGATATGGAAAAATATGTCTACACGCCTAGTGACACGTTCTTTGACAGCCGTTGGGCATGGTGCGTTAATGGGTCGCACAGCCGGTTGCTCCAGCGTGAGGAGCCGCTCTTTGAAATTAAACCGGTTGGCCTTAAGAGGCTGCATAGACGTGTCTATATGGAAGAAATCGAGATCAACCCCGTAGAAGCATGGTCGGGGAAAGTGCACGTATCATGCATCAAGAAGCTAGAGACGAAAGGCGAACGTGAGCTGCAGGCTATTGACAGCAACACGTATGTTTGTTTTGAACATATGATGCAGGGCGTGGAGCGCACATGGAGAGGCCTACGTGCGGTCATAGACCCCGGAGAAGGCGGCACGCTTGGCATGTCTAGCAGAATACTGGAGATGCAGAACAGTGTGGACTGTGCAAAGCTGATGGTTGATTATGCTGGTTACGATAAGCAGCATACTTTGTTAGCACAGAAGGTGGTGGTTAGCGAGACACTCAAAAAGATCGGGTACCCGGCTGGTATGGCAACGAAACTGGTTGAGAGTTTTGATAACATGTGGTGCTACGCAGACGGCGAGCAGTTGGGCAGGGTGAACGGCACGTTAATGTCAGGCCACAGGTTGACGACGTTTATTAACACGGTGTTGAATGTTGTTTACCTGAGAATTCATTGCCCCTCCATTGAACGCTGTGCTTCGTTGCACGTGGGCGATGATGTCTTTGTGGCGGCCAGTGATCTGGCAAGCACAGCTCGCGTGGCGACAGAGTTAGCAGCCTCGCACATCATCGCGAAAGCTGAGAAGCAGAGCATGGGCACACTCAGTAGCGAGTTTCTGAGGATGTGCAGTAGGGCAGGCACTACGCAGGGGTACGTCTGCAGGACTATATCAAGCTGCATTATGGGCCAGTGGGTGAGCGACATGCGATTGGCACCGAATGAGGC